AGATGCGGATGAGGGTGAAAAGGCGATTGAGATGCCAGTACTGCGCTTCCCAGGGGATGTTGTACCCCGTCATCCAGTAGTAGACGAGCTCCGAGGTGATGACCTCCCGGCTCTTCGGTTCGCCGGGCTGTTCCTTGAACCACGTCGCGGTCATCTTCGCGTCGAGGTAGGTGTTGATCTGCTTGAAGTTGTCTTCGGAGAGTTCGTGGAAAATCTCCTCCGGAGTTTTAGGGTCCATCGCCATGCACTTCACATAGGAGATGACCTCGTCCGGAGTTTTCTCTTCCTTACCGAGAAAGGGCTTCTCGTGGAGAGACTCCCATTTTGACAGACTGACCAAGGAATGCTCGAGGACGAGTTCTCGGCCTCCAGTCACAACGAAGGATTGTGTCCCTTCGTCGAACGCTTCGTCCCCTCCAACTTTGATAGTGAGCATTCCTTGGTCCTTTCCGTCTGCTACGGAGTGCCGACGAGCGCCAGGACCTCGTCCGGCGTCGGCAGCTTGGCCGCGGCGGCTGCTCCGTACAGCATGTCCTCGAGATCCGAGAGCGCCGCGGCAGCGACCACGGTCGAATCCACCACCAGGAGAGCGGTGGGCTTGTGATCGGTCACCGGGACCGGCGTGGAGGAGACCTCCCACGAGAACGTGATCGCCTCGGGCGAGTCGTTGATCGTGGCGTAGGCCTTCTCCGACGGAGCCGCCTGGAGGCCGTAGAGGAGATGGAGCTTGTAGCCGTGGTCCGTCCCCTCGATGTCGTTGCCGAGCCGGGTCCGGTAGCACAGGCCGAAGACCCTCCGGCCCTGCTGACCGATCTGGACTCCCGGCTCCAGCTCAGCCGTGCCGTCGCACTGGCCGAACTCGTCCGGATAGGTGAAGGCCTCGATCGTGCCGCCGAACTCCTCGGCGGAGAGGAGGTTGAGATACTTGATGTTGTCGGCGTACTGCGCGTTGGACTCGGCTCCCGAAGGAGACTCGGTCACGGTGGTGAGACCGTTCCACGCGTAGCCCAGCTCGTAGACGCCGGTCTCGTCGGGGATGTAGAGCACGCCGCGATCGACACCGGTCTCGTAGAGACGCTCACCGACCTGATCCCATTCCAGGGGTGCCATGCAGATGGGTCCTTTCAGAAGAAGAGGTTGAAGACGTGATGGTTGAGGCTGTCTGCCGTGAAGAATCGGTCGAAACTGCACAGAGGCAGCCTTTCAACCCTGTCTGGCAGTTCGCTGTCGGGATTTCGGTCGATGACCGTCACCATGTACCGCTTGGTGTGCAGGTACAACCCGTTGTCCGCGTGGTCCGCTTCACCTCCATCCCGTTCATAGATGATGCACGGGTACTGCAACTGGAAGTTCGTCGGCGGCTGGAAGTACACGTCCTCCACGATCAGCTCAAGGATCGACTGGAGCTGCAGCCTTGGGGCCATTGTACACCTCCCCTAGACGCAGGAGCAGCCGGGGTCTTTGGATCTCCACATCAGTGACGGTCCAGTAGACACCCGACCACTCAACGTAACGGACTTCGAAGAAATGCTCACTCGCGTAAGCATTCGCCACGATGCTGATGGCGTTGACGAGGGAGAGATCCTGGTTCAGGTTCTCCCCCTCGGCCAACTTCCGCGCAGCTCGTGTCACATCACCGAAGTACTCGTGCTCGACGATGCTGTCTTCGTACACACCAGGTGCGGTTTCCACGGATTCGCCGAAACCGACTTTACCGTGGAATCGCATGGGCTACGGCGTGCTGCCACCGGCGTCCGGGTTCCACGCGTCCCGGCCCGTCGGTCCGCCGCGCTTGATGAACGACCACGAGGTGTTCGCCGTCGAGGCGAAGTAGTTCCCCGCGGTCGGGACGGCGACGATGGTGACGGACTCGCCGTCGTCCAGCGTGATCGTCGTGCCCGAGACCACCGCGCCGGTGTCCTCGCGCCGGTAGGAGACGCCGGTCTGGCTGGGCACGTCCACGTCTCCCGTCGCCGGGTCGAACGTCGGCTCGTTGGGGACCCGCACCGTGTCGGCGGCGCCGACCTTGTGGACGATGATCGCCGAGCGGATCTTGGTCAGGGCGCCGGAGCACCTGGTCTCCAGCAGGTACTTGTACTGGTTGTAGTCGATGTCGAAGTCGTCGAACATCGCCACGTCGCCGCCCTTGTCGGCGCCGATCGTGTAGTCGCTGAGGTTGACGATGATCCCGATGAGATCGTCCTCGCCCTCGAGGACCTCGACCGTCTGGATCGTCGAGACCTGCAGCTCCGACGCCAGGTCCGAGGCCGTCCGGTACAGGCGGCGGCCCAGGGTGTCCTTGGCGAGCAGGAGCTTGGTCAGCATTGGGAGCGTCGTGTACAGCGTCGGCGACCCCGAGCCCTTGTAGAGCCCCATGTTGAGGATGATCGCGTCGACGATCTCCGAGGGGTTCGAGTTGGCGTCGTCGATGTTGACGTACACCTTGGCGGCGTACAGGTCGTGGTCGTTGAGGATCGACCGGATGCCCGCGCCCTCGGTGGCGCCTGCGGGATCCCGGATCTTGTCGTCGTCGTCGACGTCGCGACCGTCCCCGATGAGCACGGCCCTCGCCAGCTCCTCGTCGAGCATGATGCGCATCTCGGCCTTCATCCAGGCGACGACGTCGAGGTCGACGATGTCGATGATGTCGTCGCGGTCCAGCTTCTGCTTCTTGTAGACCGTGGTCGGCGTGGTGACGCGCTTCGTGAGCCCGAACCACTCCTCCTTCTTGAACTTGCCCTTGATGTAGCCCCGGGCTCGGGCCTCGTCCTGGGTGATGTCGGCGACGAGGGACTTGATCCGGCTGAACGGCGAGTGCCGGGTCCCGTTGATGACCGACTTGACCCACTCCATCCGGCGTGAGTCGAACTCCGGCCGATCGGCGACCGCGCGAGCGTCCGGGAACAGGACCTCGAGGTTGTCGATCCCGTGGGCCAGGGCGTACTTCTCCATGGCCTGCTTCAGGGAGCCCATCTGCACGGCGTCCGCCGCGATCTCACGCATGTCGTCATGTGACAGCGTCTGCTGTTCGGGCGTCTTGGAGCCGTTCTGCTCCTCGAAGACGTTCCTCGACATGGTGCGGCCGACCTCCTCGTTCGTGGCGGAGTGGGTTGCGGTGCCGTCCTCGTTCTTCGAGTTCGGCGCGGGACCTGCGTTGCTCTCGAGGGCGGCCCCCACCATGTAGTGGACGACCTCCTTCTGCTCGGGGGACATCTCGTCGTAGACGTCCTGGACGGTCGGGCCTTCCTCGTTGCCCGAGTTGTTCTCCTCCGGCTCGTCGCCGTGCACCAGCCGCAGGCCGGTGTAGATGATCGCCTCGTCTTCGATGGTGACGACCTCGCCATCGGAGTGCTGGAGCTCGATGTTGTCGATCAGAGCGCCGGGATTGGCGCCCGCCAGGACCAGCGACGCCTCGCGGATGATGCCGTGCGAGACCTGCTTGGCCCTCTCGACCAGCTTGTTGGCGAAGATCGACAGGCAGCTGATGTCCTTGTGCTCCACCAGCGTCTTGGCGTTCTGCGCCTGGGTCGTGTCGTTGAAGTAGGCGTAGGCGTACACGCCCTCTCCGTCACGGTGCTCGAGCACCATGTGGCCGAGCACGTTCCCCGGGTCGTTGTGGCCGTGCTGCCACACCATGGGGACCTGCTGCTTGTCCTGGTGCTCGAACGCGTTGGGCATGATCGTGCGGCCGTCCGAGCACTTCAGGTTGTACTTCGTTGCCCAACCGCTGAAGTCCGGCTTGACCACGACGGCCGCCGCGTGCATCAGGGCGTTCTCCGGCGAGAGGTCACCGAAGACCACGTGGGACTTATCTCCCATTTTGACCTATCCTTTCGACTTTGGATCTTCGGCTCTCAGCCGAGAGCGCGTTGTCTGGCGACAGCCTTGTCCAAGGCGGCCTTCACCTTGGTTATGGCTGTCCGAATCCCCTCGATGGAGTCGTCACCTCCACCTGACTTCTTCGTCTCGGGCTGATTCTTCTCCTTGGCCGCCCGCTGCTTCTCCTGTTGCTTCACCTTCTGCTGGTTCTTGGCACGCCAGTCCTTGGACCGCTCGGCCGCTTCCCTCTTCTCGGAAGACGACGGTCCTTTCTTCTCCTTCGCCTCAGCCTCCTTGGCCTCCGCCATCTTCTCCTTGAGCCGGGCGTTCAGCTCGGAGAGCTTCCCGCGGAGGGTCGAGACCCGGGCGGCGGCTTGCTGGCGCTGCCTCTGCAACTGGGGATTGTTGCTGACCGGCTTCCTACTGGCCGGACGGGCCAAGACATCCTTGACCAGCCGCCCTGCCCCGGCCGATGGCCCGGAAGGCTCGGCCCGGCCCTTCTTCCGGCCCTTCAGCTTCCTGGTCCGGAGGTAGTACTGGTGCGCCTTGACCGGGTCATAGATCCGGCCAAACGAGGTGGCCACGTGGGCTAGCTCAGGCTTCTCGGCAAGCATCACTGCCCCTTGAGAGCCCGGTCGGCTTCGTCGAGAACGTCCTGGACCTCCTTGTCCAGCGCCGCGTCCTCGCTTCCGGGCGGAACGCCGGTATCCGCCTGCGGCATGTTCGAGTTGACCAGCTGGTCGGCCTTCGGCTCCTTCGAGGG